ACTCAAATTCCAAACTGAATTTTCAACGCCCCAATTCAAAGTTTGTAAATAATTTAAATCAGTTGCAGCAAGTTGTATTTCATTTGAAAATCTTCGGTATTTATTTGAAAGAATATTTGCACCACTTGAATTTTTAAAGTAAATTCTATTTGTAGTAGCACCTTCAAAAGTTTCTATACCATTATCGTACATTAATATAGGCTTTGGTGTATATGGTTGCAAATCTTTTGTCCACATTGTAGCAGTTAAAAAATCAGTTCCCGTAGTACGCTCCCACATTACATCCTCAAAAGGTGTTTTAACTTCATAATTTTCATTATATGCTGAATTAATATTTTCATAAAATAAATCACCATATTCAAGTGGAGGATTCATTTCTCTGTAATTTGTATTTAAAACGTTTTCCGATTTTTCGTGTTTAAAATCTATTTTTTTAAATAATTTAGGTTTTCCTATTTCTATTTCGTTTTGCTGAATAAATTTAGTTACATCTATTTCATCCCCATCTTGATACCATTTCTCTAATGGTACAAAATCAAATGTATTTTCAGCAGTCGGCACAATTACCATATTAAACATCTTAACCAACCCTGTAATAAAATCACTGACTTTAATATCGGGAACTAAACTTGGAATATTTAATTGCCCGCTTGTAGTTTGTGATGCGGATAGTGCAAATTGCTGTACAAAAAAATATCCGCCTAATGTATTACCTATATTTTGCAATTTACTTCCATTACATTGTAATAAAGTATAAAAAGTTACTGCCCCAATATCGGAATTAATAAAAAATGTAAAATTAAAAGTTTCAGTAAATAACCCTTGACGTGTAAAAAATGTATTATTACTATTTCCGTTTAAATTTAAAAATGACATATAAGGCACTCCGTTATTATAAACGTGAACGTTATAATTTGTTGAAGTTGTATAAACAGCAATACTATAATAAATAACATCAGGGAATAAAATATCGGGATCAGTATATGGGTATGGAGGGTAAAAATCCGGAACACTTTGCCAACCCATTTCATATTCCCTATATTGCACATTTAATGTATCAGTTAAGTAATCAAAACCTGTAAAAGAACTAAATCCCCAATTAATTTTAGTTAAATAACTTCTAAAAATCATTTTGTCAGCATTTTTGCAATACAAAAACAACTTGCTAAAAGTTTGACTATTTAAAAATTCTCCTGTAAATGTAAGTCCGTATTGTGATTGGATATACTCAAATATTTTTGTAACTCGAATTGCAGGGAACAAATCCTCGTAATTAATTGCACCGGTAAGCAAAGTAACATCGTTTGCAGTATTGCCCGTTTGGTATTCGTATCTTTTATCGTTTCCAATAATTGGGAAGTAAACATCAAGCGGCGTTGTTGAACTCATTGTAGCTACAACATCGGCCAAACTATAATCTAAATTTAACTCACTTAATCGAGGCAAATTACCAATCTTATCATCTAAAAATTTGTCCTTGAGCTGCACCAAATTACCTACGAAATTAATCGTATATGATTCGATAAAGTTGTTTTTCTTATTGGCCTTTTGCATTACAAATTTGCCATCACGGAATGGGATTGAGTCAATCTCAATATATCCGTAGTATTTTATCCTGTGATCAAAAGCAAAGTCTACATCGAGCGGGTCCTCATCGCTTGTAAGTCCAACGGCTGACTCGTACCAATGTTTAAAAATTGTGTTGTTGTGTTTGCTCGCTGGCACTGTAAACGTCTGCGAATAGTCGGTAAATAGTTTCCCGATGTCGTTGAAGTTTTGAATTGACGATGTGATTGATATTTTCTCATCGTTAAAAAGCTCAATTCGGTTGACCGCTTGGCCGTCAAAATCGTAAATGTATAATGCAACCATTTAAATCACGTCGTTAATTAAGTTATACGAGTACTCGAAATCAATTGTATAATTGATGTTTTTATCTTTGATTCGAGTCTTAAGTGCAGTTGATTTGCTCTTCACGTTTACTGGTTTATTGTCAAGTAAAACAGTCTCGCTTAACATCAAATCCGTGATCACATTCGCAAAGTTCTCATCAACCCAACCTGTGTTGAGTGTCACGCTTTGCTTGCCGCTAAAATTGAACGATTGGAATTGGTTGCGTTGCGGGTTATAGTCTAACGCGTCGGGCAATAAATGAAACGTTGAGTTTTCAATTTGCAAACTATTTGTCTGCGCTTTGAAAAACGTAAGGAATTGCCACCCTCCAAATCGATTTAAAAACTCGCACACTACTGGTGTGTATTTGCCCTCGCAAATTGGTATCATTGTGACGGTTGGTTGTATCGTTTCAACAAGCTCGCTTTCGATTATGATATCATTGCCGAAATTATGGTTTGTAATCTCTACATTTTTTGCAGGGATTTTAAACATATAAATATCAGCGTCATTGCTTCCATCCAAAAGAGTGAATGTACTTGAGGACAAATTTCTACGATTTGTCCATTTAACCTCCGTAAGTGATTCCCCATCGTGATCAATTAAAACGTTAAAATATGGTAGGTCGGCTTGAGCCAAATCCTCATCAAAATAGTACTTAATATCGGGATTTGTTAAGTAGGCAATTTTGCCATCAGTGATTTGATTGTACCCACCCATGTAGGAAGTGAACCCGCTAACTCCTACGAAATTAAATTCGCGGTCAGCGTACCACGTTTTGTCGTCTGCGATTTGATAGTAAGACTCCGCAAACACATACACCCAAGCATCGTTGTTCTCTTGGTCGGGATATATTTCGGTATACGCGTCAATCGGATTTATTTTTTGAGCGATAAACGGAGCGATATTAAATACTATCTCAAAATCAGTCTGAGAAGGTATTTTTTTCTCGAGGTAGATCGGTTGCTCTGGCATCGTTTCGCCTTTGTGCCAAATGTATAGCCGTATTTGTGCAGCGACTTGAGTAGCCTCTCGCACTTGTAAAAAATAGGGACTTCTAACGTTTAATATTTTCATTTACTACGTATTTTAAAAATGATTCTAAGTCTAAGCCGTATTTTTCGGCGATAACTTGGTCAAAGTTTTGGTATTCTAAATCAAATGCCGAGCGAAAAAATTTCGTCTCGGGTGTTCCTGTTTTATTTATCGAGCGGGTTATTGCTGCGACCAACGATTTACGGCTTGTAAATTGACCGCTTGCGCTTCGGGTGCCTTTTAATCCTTTTCTAACCACCCACTTATCAATCGCACCTGTTGACGCGCTGGCCTTGTATGGAGATTGTGGGGCCTTTCTACTTGATTGGCTCCCTGTTGTTCCATAGTCCAATAGCTTCCAGTAAGACTCAGCAAAGAAATCAAACTCTAACGAGTTCGGGTTTATCTTTGTTTTGAACGTGAGCGACCTCGATAGGTTGCCGCTTGCGTTGTGCGTGCCATATTTGCCCCCTCGTTTTAAATTGGCTTGCGCTCGCTCTACAACTGACGCGCCAAAATCATTGAGGGCCTGTTGAACTATTTTAGTTTCCATCGCAACAAACTGAGAATTGATCGTTTGGAACGCTCAACTCAATGTCACACTTCCAACCGTCGAGGGCATTTGTGAACGCCATAAATATCGGCTGCAAATTAGGCTCATTCAAAAGTTCGATGTCGTTCTCGTTGCGTCTGAGCTGCATTTTTGTGATCATATAGTTGAGTATCGCGTGGCAGGTGTTTAGGTTGTCGAGTTCGTTGTCGTTGCCTAAAAATTTGTCCTTGATTTGCACCTTTGACATGTTGCGAATGTCAACGACTGCCACTTCAAAAGTAAAAGTCACAACGCCAGTACTAACGACTGACGAGAGTACATTAATGTGAGCGAGTGGGAATATGTTTTTTTTGACGTTGTCGATTATGTCCGTGCCTTGAGTGATTGTGTTAAGGAGCGGCGCACTTTCGAGCGTGGTTTTTATGTAATCTATTGCTTGGTAAAATGTTCGCATTATTTCATTTGTTTTTTAATTTGTTTGGCTTCTTCTGCCGACTCATCGATTAGGTAAGATAGTAGCGTGAGTGATTCATGAAGAGGCTCTTTTCCCACATCTCGAACGTGGACTCTAAGTTCACGCGACAATCTAACAAAGCTTTGAAACCAACCCCAGCGGTCTCCAAAATTTCCTCCAAATTCAGTCCCTCCCTCGCTGCTTTGTCCTCCAAATGCAATAGGGTATTGCTCAACAATTCCTTGTTTAAAGTCCAAAAAAAAAGCATCGAGCCAACCACAATATCCATTGTGACATCCTTATAAAAATCTGCCTTGCTTTCGTCGCCATCGTACTCTTCAATTTCATAAAATTCGCCTGCTTTACGTTTAATAGGTCTATAAAGTACCGACATTAATAGCGGTATATTTTCATCAGTACCAAGCAGCGTGTCAATTGTTGCGTGTTCGCCGAGTGTAATCTTATCAAAGTTCGGAATAAATCCGTAGTTGACGCCATTCATTTTAAACGTGCGGACGAGCTTCGGCTTTTGATCCAATACTTTTGCAAGAGTCTCAATAATATCAGTAAAATCATTAACAGGGATTTTCATAACATCGGCCACCGTTAGGTTGCAAAATATCGCCACCATTTGAATGCAAACGAAGGTCTCATCGTCGAGGTTGTCCTTCAATACCTTTTGATATCGTGAATATTGCGACAATTTTATCTCGCTTAAGCTTGTTGGAATAACTACTCTCATACTTATATAACTGAAAAATTTGGTTTTGTTTATTTTTTGTACCCGCTTGGGTGTTATTTTAGGAAAAATTCATGCAATTGTACCCTATCGGGTGTCCGCTATTGTATAAAAAATGCGCTTTCTTTTATCAAAGAAGCTAAGTTATGATAACTTTTCTCGATTTTCTTATCGATAGGCCCATCATTGCAAAATAGCGAAGGGCGTCAATCGCATGATTGTAGTCATCAATCGGGCGGTTGAGTCGCTTGCCTGTTTTGTCGGTGTCCCAAGAGTAGTTGCGCAGCTCTTTTATTAGGTTGGTGCTTTGCTTTGTGACCAGCAAGTCCTTTTCCTGCAATACTGAAATCCCGAAATTGATTGAGTCGGCACCTTTTACAACTGGCTTAATATTGAAACCCGCTCGGCGTATCTCCTCAATAGATTTTGGCTCCGCTGAGTCGGCCCAAATTGGTAGGCGTTTGTCTTGTTTCATTAATCGAATGATATCCGAGTTTAAAAGTGAGGTCGAATAAATCAATTCGTCTGCAATTATTTTGCCGTTGTACTCGTATACGGCGATCATTGCCGTTGGATCGTTTGAGTACCCGAAATCGAGGCCGCAACCTAAGAATTTTGCCTCTTGAGGTATTGTGTCTATTTGTTCCCAATTAGGGAACACAACGCCCTCAAGTGAGCCGAGTTGACCTAATCCATAAACGTTATACCAGTTCGCCCAAAAAGTTGAGGTCTTGGCCTTCTCTTTTGCTTTGAGAATAAAATTTAGGGCTGATTCGGGACAAGCCTCGTTGTCCTCGTAGTTCACAATTAAGAAATCCACGTCGTGGTCGTTCATTAAATCGGTGTGAAACCAAAACTCGTTCACTGGATTCCAATCCAAATAAACGCCTTTTTTGGTACGCGAGGCGAGTTCGGTGTACGCGTGGAAGGTCATATTATTTGCCTCGTTCATGTACAAATAATCACGCCTTGCACCTCGAAGCTTTGAGTCGTTCTCTGCGCTAAAAAATTCTATGGCCGAGTTGTTGGCAAAGGTGTATTTAAAGTCGGTCGCGTTCCATCTTTGCGGATTCCATCGACCTGTCAATACCATTATTTTTTTAAAGTCTTTTATTGCCCCTCTTTTGAGGTGTGGTATCGACTCCGCTACAACCGAGATTTCGAGAAGCTCGGTCTTGCAGCATAAGTCAATAAGTATTGGAAGGATTCCGAAGGTCTTGCCCGCTGAGGTGCCTCCTTGTATTCCTTTGGTAAATTTTTTTAGCCCTAAGACTTTATTAATTACTGTTGTTCGTACAAACATCGGGAAAAAGTGGTTGCTCTTGGTGCGTTGTGATGTCTTGATATACCCTATCGGAGTACTTTTTTGGGTGCAATTTTGCAACGATCCATTTGCGAGCGTCGATTTTTAATCGATCACGTTGCACTACATTCGCTCCAGTAAAGGGTGTATGATCCTCGTCGGAGTGATCGGCGATGTCGATGATGTCCTCAAAGATAACGTCAGCTCGGATTTCGCACGCGCGCACGTATCTTTTTGCTTTGTCTTCGTCTGCTTCCAACCACTGATAAAACGTTGCAGTACTTGGGAACTCTTTACGTCTTAAGATTGATATAAGTGAATTGCCTTGCTCTATTTCTCTTAAGATTTCGTCGAAAGTGTCATCTATTTGTTGCTGGGAGTAAGCCATTGTCCTATTATTACTTGATTAACTGGTATATTTTCGTCGGTTTGTATCTTAAAATCTCGGTATTCCTTGAGTTTTAAAATATCGTATAGGTTGGGTGCAAGCCAAAGCTCGTTGTGAGTAACGTCTTCGGGTTTGTTGTCGATTAGTTTGTCTAAAAATTCACACAATAGACCGAATTGGTTATCCTCCATAATTCGATAGTTTGTTGAGGTCTTTTATAATTTGCTCATGTACTTTGGAGCAGGTTGGGCAATTGCTATTGTCTAAACCAAAGTATTTGAGATATAAGGCGTTTAAATAGGTCACGTCGTCTAAGTTTAACTCGGTGCGTTTTCCATCGATTACACGTTGCCCTTTAAGCTCAAGGAAGGTTTTAAACATTTCTTTGTCTTCTGCTGACATCTCGCTTTTAACTCTTTTAAAATTAAATAAACGATTCAGTCCGAATTGACGCTCTTTGCAATCTTGACAAGGCTCAATCCCAACTGAGTTGGTTATATTAGCGATCACATCGCCAAGACCTTGTATTTCTTTTTTAGTCCTTCTTTTTGCCATTTATTTTAGATTTGACCATCTTATTAACTCGATGGATAGTTTGTAAGTGTATGCCTGTTTGTCGGCTGAGTTCACGTTGACCTACCAAAGTTGAAAGCTCAAACATTGTCCTTTCATACCAGGTTAAACCTTTCATAAGTTGAAAGTAATCCACTGGCTCGATGTATTCCGTGTCCTCAATCTCTATATTACTAAAATCGACTATTAAATCCTTTTGCTGCTTAGCATAGTCATAGAACAAGTTCCTTAATACTGTATAAATATATCCATCTTTGATAAGATTAGTATTTTGATACAATTTAAGATACATTTCCTGTACTAACTCGTCAGCCAAGTCCTTGTCTTTACATATTTGGAAAGCCATCTTGCGCCATTGTGCGTCTTTTTTGGCTAACTCCTCCAGTATCATAACCGCATTGGGTTAAAATACTCCGACAAAAACAAGAGCAAAGCTTCGTTGTTCTCGACATAGTACACCGTTCCTTGAATGACTAAGCAAATTTCGCTTTCGTTCTCGATCCAGTAGCCGTTGATTGCGTCGACCATTACCCGAAACTCGACAAAGCTCCCGCCCATTCCAAGAGTGTCATCCTCTTGCTCAAGCCACATTTGTGTGCTTATTGTGTGCGGTTTTACCATATCGCTACAAACCTACTAAATATTTCGATACTAAGTTACTTTTTATCTCAATTATTTCTCCTGTATCTATATAACGGCAAAAAGCGGTATTGTAACACAATCCACTAATATAAAACTCACGACCTTGCTTATTGATGTGGATCGGGGCGTTTATTGGCACCTCGAGGCCTTTGTATATTTTCGAGCCTGCTCTCATTGTTTGAATTTTTCGTTGTAGTAATGTTCAAAACTTTCGTACTTTACCCAGAAATCTGTATTGCTTGTGGATTGACAAGCATCAATAATCTGCTGCTTCTCCATTTCTTTTGCTTTTTTAACTGCATCTACTAATAACAAATCTTGCATTGAATCTGTTTGTAATTTACCTAATATATCACTAAACTCTTTTATTAAATATTCTACTGCCGTCATATTATTTAAATTTTTTATAAAGGTAAATTAAAGCAGAAAATATAAATCTAATTCCACATAGACTTAAAAAAATAATTATTAATACTTCTAAATAATGCATATTACTTAAATTTTAGTTTCGTCTCGTGGTGTATTATTTCGCGGTCGAGGTAGTGCATCGCTTTGCGTAGATCGTCAAGGTGTGCGCCTTTGCGCCTTGCCCTTACGATGTACTTGACTGCATTCCCCTCGTTGAAGTTGAGGTCGTAGTCCTTGATTATATCGATGACGTCATATTGCTGCTGGTTGTCGTAGTGTTTTGGTGTCATAATAGCTCTATTTCGTTTTTAACTTCTTGCCAGTATTTATATATAGACGTTTTAACTCCTGATAATAATTTATAATGGCTTTCTAATATCTCATCAACTGCAATTAAGGCGCATTCTTTAGCTCCTTCAATTAAAAAAATCATATTGTCAGAATTCATAAACTTATCTACTAACTCTTTTGCTTTCTCTTTTGGTGTCATATAGTCAATACAGTTTTAATTAAAATCAGTCTCAAAGTCAGTCCAAACCTTTACAATCGCTCCTGCGGCTTTTAGTTCCTCAATGCGCAGCTCTTGAATTGGCGATAGCTTCCCGCCTTCGCGTTTCACTTCGATGAACATCGCCTTGCCGTATTTGATTGCCAGCAGGTCGGGTATGCCGTTGGTCGATGTCTTAATAAGTTTAGTGACATACCAACCTCTCTCAATCAATTTGCGTTTAATCTTCGTTTGAATTTGCTGCTCGGTCATACTCTAAATATAAATTATAAATTTCTTCTGCATATTTATTAGTATAATCAATTGAGTTTAGCTCGCCATCTATTTTGCAAACTATAAAAATCCTGTTTTCATCAAATTGAATTACATTAATAACCTCAAAATTGTTAAATTTAACATTAGGTTTTATAAATAGCATTTCAATAAATTCATATTTTATTTCCATAGTATAAAAACAAACACCCCTCAATTGACCGCCAAGTGCAAAAGAAGGGTGTTGTTAGTTGTGTGTTTTCTCTTGGCGGTGGTCAAATATACAAATTTATTTTAAATAACCAAATATGTGAGCAATAACATCAACAGTCCATCCGTTACCCAGCATTCGATACCGCTGCGAGTCGCTCACATAATTTGTATAGTTATCATTTACTGTCTGCAATCGCTCGCATTCAATTGGTGTAAGCCTACGGATTTGAGAATTTATAGAATTAAATTGACAAACTTCTCTAAAATGAACGTTATTTTTATGCTTGTTTGTTTCTAATGTTTTCGATTTTTCATCGTTTGAAATTTCATATTCTCGTTTATACGTTCCATCGGGTTGAGCTTTTCTTCCAATAACTTGCTCCTTACATCCGTTAGCAATTATCTTAACTGCATTAGTTTCTCTATTTTCATATATATGAGTTTGACTTGAAGCATTTACCCGAGTATTAATTGTAATTGATTTATCATAATAAATGGCTTGATTATAAGAGTCTAATAAACATAAATCTTTTAAATCATTTTTATGCTTTATTAAGTTACTTTTTAACCTTTCGTTTTTAAAGTTTTGTTTTAAAAAATACTTCTCATCAACATCAGTTTCAAGTATATCTTTAAGCAATATGCCTTTGTCTTTTGGCTGATCAATTATACTTACTGGGTAACCAAATAAGCCAGCGGATTCCATTCCGATATTTGTCCAATACAATCGCTTTCGATTCTGAGCTGATACAAGTGAACTGTTAATCATAATCGGAGTGACTCCAATCGCTTTGCTTAAAACTTTTTCCCACTTTTCACCCATCATTACATTCTCAAGTAAAAAGTATTTAGGCTTTACTTCATAAATTAATCGCATATACTCCCAAAATAAATACGATTGCCCTTCAAACTCATAGCCTTCCGATTTTAATTGTAAGTAATGCTCAAGCGTTAAAATCTCTTGTTCATCTTTTGTACTCATTCCTTTGCGCTTGCCAGCAAATGAGAACGACTGACAAGGCGATCCGCCAATTAATAAATCAATCTTTGGTAAGTCGTAGCCATTCACATCGACAACGCTTCCAAGTTGAATTGTATTTGGATAGTTTGCCATTGTCACTTGAATGGCGTATTTGTCAATCTCACTTGCGAAGTAGTTATCGACTTTTATTCCTGTTCTTTCGAGAGCTTGCTGACCGCAAGACATCCCATCAAATAGAGATAGTACGTTCATTTTGTTTAAAAATTTTTAGTGTGTAATCTTTTTTTTGTTGCACGGTCTTATAAATATCGTATTCAATACCGCCTTTTGAGAATATCCAAAAGACCTCGTTCTCTTGTCGCTGCATTGTGGTCATTCGATCACGGCTTTGCCAGTAACTTGTCGCACTAAAATCAATGTTATAGTAAACGAGATACTTTGCGTTTTTCAAACTGACGCCCTCGCGTCCGCTGACAATCTGCAAAGCGATGTTTTTATCGGTTGCGTCAAACTCCTCGACTGAGTTTGTCAAGTAATCGGCTCCAAATACTTGCAGCAGCGCGTCCCATTCGGCCTTAAATTTATAAAAGATTGCGATTTTTTCGCCTTGAAACTTCTCCTTTATAAACCTGGCCTTTGAGTCGTCAATTACTTTGCTGGTGCCGTCTTCGAACTTACAAGTGCCACTCGATAACTGGTGTACTTTTTGCATTAACTTAACGCCTGTATCGCCTAAAATGACTTGCCCTTGTCCGTTGCGAACAATTAAGTCCTTTTTAAGTCTGCGAATGACCTCGTAAGTGATTGGTTGCATCTCGCACTCCAGCACCATTTCGTTGACTGATGTTGTAAAGCCTGCCTCTTTTTGTGTGAAAGTTATAATATACGGCCGTGTGGATCTTCGAATAAGATTCTCTTTTGCGTTTGAGTAGTCCTTCACAACGCCATGCCCTAATCGTTTCTCCTTGATGTCAACGTACTCAGCCGCCCACTTATAAAAGTTCGCATAGTTTTTATAGGGCGAGTAATCACTTACCCAAAACTGATGGAACCATTGCGAGTAACTCTCGGGCGTTGGCGTACCGCTTAGGAATATCATTGGCAGTTTACTGAAACGCTTTTTAAACTCCTTAGCCGTTGCGTTCGGCTTAGGGAATGCGCCGAAGCGATGGTGTTCATCGTGTATGATTAAGTCAAAGTCGCCATTGACTAAATGTAAACTCTCATCGTTTATGATTGTTAAATCAAACGTAAATCCGAAGTTGTCGTAGTCCCATTGAATTGACGAAATGGCTTTCTTTTTAGTCAGAAACAATACATTTTTGGCACCGTAGAGTTGCGCCGTATTGAGTGCGGTCAAACTCTTGCCAGTTCGCACCTCCATCGCCAAATAGACGATGTGTTTATTTCGTAAAATCTCAACCGCCTCAGCTGAGATTTTATTTTGGTATGGTCGTAGTTCCATCGATTATTTTGTTTGATTTTTTAAGATTATCAATTGCCCAAAGTGGTTGAAAATTTGTATAATGATTTAGCTTAATTAAATGCTCCTCATCTTTTGCTCGTGATACTGGATAAATATGATCTAAATGCCATTTTCCTTGATTTTCCCAAGTCATTCCATCAGTAAATTGTTTTTCAATATGCTTTTTAAAATCTTCAAAACTACATCCTAAAATTTGATATGTTCTTGAACGTTTTGTATAACCATTTCTTTTAAAACTATTAACAATTGCAGTGCTTATATAACATCGTAATTTAAAAATGGTATCATTTTTTCTTTTATTAGTATAATATTTTCTAAAATATTTATTAATTCTTTCTTTATTTTTTTCTCTATATTCTTTATCTTTTTTCTTATACTCTATTAATTTATCTTTGTTATTTAAAAGCCATTCTTTTCTTTTTTCATTATAATTTAAACGCCATTGTTTTTGGTATTGTAATACTTTTTCTTTATTATTTTCATAATATTCTTTAAATTTTTCTTTATTATCTTCATAATATTCTTTTAATTTATCTTTATTTTTTAAATAATTTTCTTTTCTTTTTTGTTTTATATTCTCTTTATTATTTTCATAATATTGTTTAATTTTTTCTTTATTTTTTTCTCTATATTTTTTTTGATTTTCTTTACTATTTCCTTTAAATTTTTCTTTATTATTTATAAAATATTTTTTTTGGTATTCTTTTAATCTTTCTTTATTTTTTTCTCTATATATTTTTTGATTTTCTTTAGTATTTTTATTATATTCTTTTATTTTTTCTTTATTTTTTAACCTCCATTCTTTCATATATTCTTTTCTATCACTCATAATTAAAAAAATATTTCGTCGGTATCGACTTGGTTATTATCCGTTTTAATTGTGAACCATCGGAAGCCGTTGGAGTTTCCGCTTAGGTATTCGGCACCTATAAAGTTGCAATATTTTTGCACCCAAATGTTAAACTTTTTATTTGTGAGCCATTTTTTAAAATCCTGGTATTCGTTTGTAAAATTTATATAATACAACGACTTCTCAAGCCTATCGTTGTGCGGTACGTTTTCAATGTCTTTTATCCATTCTAAGAACTCCATCGACGTCTCTGCTATAAATTTCCTCATCTTTATATTTTTAGCGTTCTGAGGTACAAGTCCGAGTTTTAAATAGCATTGTAAACAATACACCATATAATTGTCAAAGCGTTGGAAGTCGTTAAGTTCCCAGTCATCAAACAACTGGCGGTCGAACTCATCGTAAGGCGTTAACGCTTTGCCGTAGTATTGAGCGAACTCAATCTCAAAGCGTCTGCGGTCATGCGAATTGCCCTCGCCTTTAATTGCGTAGTTGGTCGATATAACCAGTTTGGGACTTTCCTCAACCTTTAATTTAATGGCGTCTTTGTTTTTACGCTCTAAGGTCATCCCTTCGGTTACCAAACTAAATTTGCTCTCAAAGTCAAAGTTTTGTTTGACGTCGTCAAAAACGAGTACTTGCGTTTCGGGACTAACGGTTTGATACGGGAAGCTCTTTTTATCGTCGAAAGTCTTTCCATCCAAAATGCTAACTTTACGAATTTGTCTTAAGCCCTGCACAAATAGTCCTTTCCCTGTCCCTCCTTCGGGATTTTCACTTATAACCTCATCATTTAAGATTATGGCCTTATTATTCATTTTATTTTTATACGTGCTTAATAAGTAGCCTATAACGCATTCAATTGGCAAAGGCTCACTATTACTTATATTTTTGATAAAAGTGGCGTATTCGTTCTCGTATTGCTCCAAATGGACATAATCACGCGGAATGATTTGCGACTTCCAAACGTAGCCATCGACATCGATAAAATCAACCAGTCGGGTTGTGTCTTTGGTTACTTCTAAAATGCCGTTTTCAAATGCGATGTAAGATTTGAACTTACTATCTTGGAGCATTAGCAGCTCGACGCTTTCAATCATTGATAAATAAGTCTCGCTAAAAATGTTTTGAAACGAGGCGCAGTAATTCCAAACATCCCACTCGTTACGCTCCAATAAATAATTTAACACGAAATCCTTAATTTTCTCAGCTGAGGTCTCGACAACTTTGTTGGAGCTTACATAAATCCAAGAGGCTTTTTGAGCGTCGCTTTGGAAATACTTTTTAAAGCCATTACGCTCCAAAAATAGTTTGTATTTAAGATTGTCAATCTTTAATTTATTTTTGTCCGTATAGCACCAAAAGTCGTCGTGCTCTGCGACTTCCTTTATTTCATCGAAAGTACCCTCCGTAATACCGTATTTTTCAATGACTTCCTTTTTACCTCTTTTTAAATCAACCTTAATACTATTTATTTTCTCATAGTTCTCAAAGTATTTGCTATCAAAGTTTCGCTTTTTGTATGCGCTTTTAATTGTTGTCTTTGCCTCCTGTTCAGAAAACTCGCCAATCACTACATTGTTAAGAATATACATTTCGCAATTGTACTGGCTTATTCCGTACTCACAAAACGCTCCAGCTAAATCAAAAATATAAGAGTTGCGCTCGCCTTCAACGAAATCCTTTGACCAATTCCACGACATTATTTTGGCGATTATTTTGTCCTCGTCAGTAATTGGAACGAGTGGCGTTCGCTCGCTTATATTAAACCCCTCATCTTTAAGGATTGGCTCAAAGATTTGAGCCTCCATATTGACATAGATATTTGGATCGTATGATTCAAAGCAAACGCGGTCAACATTTGAGTTGACAATGTCAAAATAGTCGTACTCAAATTTCTTATAAAATTCCTTAAATACTTTGGGGTGCGTGTCTTTAGTCAACTCATCGCTTACTTTTATAACCCCTTTTATTCCTTTACCACTTGGAGATATAAATAAAAGTAAAAAGTGAGGGTTTGACTTGAGAAGCTCCAGTTGTTCGTGCATTACCTCAATGCTTGGGTACTTGTCAAAGTCGACGACCATAAGTCCCGAATGTTTTTGGAGTGAGCTTGAGTTGCGCTCGTTGAACGTACCCGCAAAAATAATGCAGGGCAAATTGTTTTTGAGCTTGTCGTTGCCGTTTCTAATTTGTTCGACAAGTTCTTTTGATGTCCCCTTTTGTATTCTCTTGACAATCTTATCAAGCGGAACGTGAAACGGTACGTCTTTGGACTTATACAAGTCCTTGAAAACTGATACTATCATTTGATTTTGTTTTAAAAAATAAGGCCCGATTACCAGCGGTGGTAGTCGCGTGGTAATCAGACCTAAAAATAAGTTATTTAATGGCTACCACTCCATTGGGTACAAATATAAAACAAAAAAAATTACAATCCGCAACACATAGTACACATTTTTTCGCAAAAAGTAGACCCCCCTATCAATTTATTTTTTTTATTCTCTAAGGGGTATATAGAGAACGGCTTAAATGTGTACTTTGAGAATAAAAAAAGCGATCCGAAGACCGCTTTCTCAACTATTTAACCAAATCAAAATCAAAAATCCAAATCGTCTGAGTCAACCTCAACCTCAACCTCAACTGGCTCCGATTTCGTGAGGTAACTTTTTAAATACGCCTCCAAAGTGTTAAACGCTTCGTCGGCAAGGTCGGCCTCGGCTCCATCAAGTGAGCAAAGGTATCCGAACTTTGGTGTTGTATATTTAACGCTGCCTTTTTTAGCCTCGTCAAAGCCAACTACTGAAACCCACTCGTCAACCAATCGGCTTTTACTTTTTGCGGTAAAATCGCCCCACGTTTGACAGGCTGCTCCTTTAAGTTGAATGTTTGCAATCTCGCCACCCTCAAGCATGATGTAAATACTCTTAACGTAGTGACCGCCTGCGGCCTTTGCTTTCTCTTTGATGTCTTTGTAAAGACCTCGAGCAATCTCGTTGCCTTTGAATGGCTTAACAATCATCTCATCCTTTGAGATATACTTTACCTCGTTGGAATAAATCCCGCTCTCGGTTGCGTCGTTCCAACCTTTCACGGTGTGCAGTTCGTCGAGAACTAAGAATTTAAACGGAAGCTCAACGCTTACGTTTGTCTTTGTCTCTTTGTCGTAGTAAGCAAACGTTTTCTCGTTTGATTTCCATTCGAAAAATTTTGTTGCTGGGTTTGTTGTTGGCTGCGAGAATGCAGCTCTGCGGTTTGAAGTACTCATAATATTATTGTTTTTTGTGGCACGAAATGAAGCAGCTCGAGCCTTGCTGCGGTTATTATGATAAGGCTAAATTACTGATTTATATTTGTATGACAAAATTTTTTTGTATAAATCGTTCACTCGTTCCGAATTTACCCCGCGATTGTAGTAAAATCGCATTACTCTTTTAATTCTCGTTAAAGGTGTGATATTAGCCATCCTATTGCGGTTATAATTAATAATAATGCAGCCACCTCAATCGCAGCTCGCGTCACAAAGATCAACTCTTTTTTGTTTTGTGGTTTCATAAGTATCTATTAAATTAATAATTTGTTGCATTAGTTCCTCGTCGTTTATTGGATTCACTCTTTTGAGCATCATAAAATAAGGCGAGTACTGATTGATTAATTGAACTCGTAACTCCTCCAGGTCGGGCCTTCTAAATCTTACATCCGAGTCGTATAGTTTAACGTTATACAATACCGTTGCGTGATCGTAGGGCCTGTATTCTCGAATAATGTCCCGAATATCAACGACCTTGTACTTTAAATCTATTCGTAAAATGTAGCAAAATAATGCGCGTACATCAACGACTGGCAGCGTGCGACCATTCTCGAACACGTCAATAGTTGTGGCGTGTTCGATGTTGGCTGCTATCTCTTTGGCCCTACGAAAGCTCATACAAATCGTTGTAACGGTATGAATTTGTAAAGCCACCCCAATCAACCACTACTGGAAGCTCTTGCGTTCGGCGTTTGTCTCTTGACTCGTTGCCTATTTCGACAACCGTTCCATACTTATCGCGTGGGTTGTGTCGGTCTTCCAGTGCTACGAAAATACTTGTTTCGCGCAATCTTACTTTTTGTCCTACTTTCATTGTATTAAAATTTTAATGTTATACTTGATTTGCGAGGCGTTACCGATACTTGAGGCACCTCGTTACCATATGCGTCAAAAATTGTTTGCGTTTGTTTTAAAGCCAATTTAAGAAGCTCCTCGCGCTCTTTAAGGTCGGCCTTAAGGTTTTGATAAATTGGATCGTCTCCAAAGTTTATCGTCTCGCCGCCGTTTACTGGTGTGAACTCGACACCGTAGCAAGTCATTTTTTCCTCGGGCAAGTGCTTACGCATTTCCGCGTCGGCTGAATTTACTACCTCTTTAAGTCGGCAAATGTTCGCCATAAACATATGCTTGTCAACGTTGCCCTCTTCGAGTACGTTATCGACCATTCGTTTGCCTGTAAGGATTGCGTCTTTTTTTGTAAACGATGGCTCGTACATCGTGATAAGTTGCTCGGAATTCTCAAGGAATAGTTTTGCGTTTGCTCCCATTTTTAATTTAATTTTAAGTATGCGTTAGTCATTTTTTTGTGATCGGAATAGTAAACCGACTTAACGGTTTTTTTCATCCACTTGTCGAACTTTTTAGCCTCTTTGAGGTTTATTTTTTTCTCATCCATTTTAAAATAATTTTATCGATTGATTGTTTTACCTCGTTTTCCGAGTCTACTGGGATAAGTTTATGCAATATTTTTGTTTGCGTGCCTTCCTTAAATTTAGTTTTACGGCCTGCGCCTCGTTCGTTTCTCATTATTTGTGTCTAAATGGTAACTCCTCAACGCGCCAAATGCGCTTGCAAACTATTGAGGATTGATTAAAAATTAATACTGCCTCGGCTATGCTGCTGGCTTCAATGTCGATGTCGTAATCGTAGCACTCATCGTACTGCTCGGTGTAATAATATAGTCTATAAGTTCTCATACATTCGGGCCAATCTAAGGCCGATATTAAAGTTAGCAATCATTCTTTGTTTGTTCCAGTCTTGTACATCCCACCCAAATAAACGCTCGTTGCGTTCGATTCGACTTTTGTGGTCATTAAAGCGGCGGTCGCTTTCTTTGAACGCCTCAAGTATTTTGATGGCGCGCTCGTGTTTTTTGATTTCAAGTTCTAAGTTTTCCATTATGATCTAAAGATTATTTGACCGATAAAGTAAGCGGCCATAATTAAACAAAAAATGTACTGCGGTTTGCGATGTTGTAAAAAGTATTTCATAGTTGTTTGATTTTGTTGGAGCAAATATATATCAATAAATTAATTAAACAACAAAAAATTAAACAAAGTTTGTTTTTAGTGCTTATTTATACAAATTCTAAATAAAACGGGAGATAAAAAAGCGGCGGTAAATGTAGAGAATCGCAGCAATAATAAGCAGTAACCAAATCCAACCGAACCACTCTTTGCGCTCAACGTGTTTCTCGCTTACTTTGGTGGATTGTGTCGCAGTTTTTTGAGTTTTGCGTGTATTGTGTACGCTTTGAGATTTAACCGCCTTAAATCGGCTTATTTGCGTTCGTTTCTTAACTCGGCCGTTCTTAATTGTAGTCTTTTTGCCTTGCGAGTCTATAATAACAATAGGTTTGAGCGTGTCTACTGGCGTGATTTCAAACTCATCGGTATGTATATCCCCTTGTGATACCTCATTTGTATATACTTTTGTGGAATCAACAACAGTAATCTCGCTTTTTTTTGTGGTTTCGGTTGTGCTTTTGTTCACTTTACGCGCCCCGCAGCTCGCCAATAATAGCAATATAAATAAATATCTCATTTTATCGGATTTTATTTTCTACAATTCTAAGGTTATTTACCTCATAATCGCCTGTTTTTTCAACGTGAATGTGGGCAAAGCCGTTGTTCCAAGAGTTGAAAGGCATATAATCCGGGCTTAATCCTGACAAGCAACCGACACTCCAGGTAGTAGTTACGTCTCCGCTCAAGTTAACCTCGGTATGTTCGCTTGTTCTGTGGTGGTGTCCAATAATACAAGACTCTTTTGCTTTCATATATAGACCGCGAGCAGGGTTAACAGGTGGAGCAAAGCCGCTGAAAAATTCGTGTCCGTGCAATAGTGGCAATTTGCCCGCCTTTGCGATTTGTTTTGACTTGACCTCTTGCACACCGAACTCGCCAAAGCGCAAAATCGTAGCCAATTCAAAGTCGGGAATACCCAACAATTCGGGAGCCTGCATTTTAAGGAAGTTTTGCCAACGGTCCTCGTGGTTGCCAATCTTAAAATATATCGGACATTGGAAGTGATCCTGTAAATTCTTTAAAAAGTTTCGTGTCATCTCCAACTCGTCGGCCATATTTCGCAAACGGCGGTCTTTAATAAAACGCGATAACATATACATGTCGATAGTGTCCCCATTTAAGTAAACGCAGTCCACGTTCTCAGCCTTGCCGTAGTCGATAGCAAGTCGGAGCGCGTCGTTGTTTTGGTAGGGGAAATGAATGTCCGTTAAAAACAAAATGTTTTTGTTTGGCACAATAATGGTGCCTTGCTTCTCGTAGTCGCTTTCGGGTAACTCAAACTCTTTACTCATAAATTGTTTTTTTTCTTTTTTTGAACGTACTCCGATTGCATTTTTTTGTGGCCGATCCCCTTTCTCATTTCTATGAAGTCGCACAATACCACGCGCATTGTCAACGCTTGTAAAATCAATCGGGTAGTCTTGGTGCAATAGTCTTGAGATTGCCATCGTTGATGACTTTGGAAACTTTGCTATATACTCTCGAGCGATTTCGCCCTTGTATGTGATTTTACTCTCCAAAATAAATGTCGGCTTCGGCTTTGCGTCGAATTGTGAGACCTTTTAAAACGTTGCCGCCCGCTTTGTTCCATTTTAGGAACTCGGCCCGAATAGACGGATCAAAGTGATTGAAGTTGATTTTACGCAATAGCGTGGATTTCTCGAAATTGGATGGGCCGATGTTGTACATTAGTGAAACCAGCGAGTTGAATTGTCCTTGATCAAGCGGAGCCGTAACTAATTTACTAACTCTTGCTGCAAATTTGTCCGCTATAACCTTAAACATCTCAAAAGCTTCGAGTTCGGTAATTGGCTTATCGAGTAGCGTTACCTTTTTGCCGTTTGTGTAGTAAGTATTTCCGTAGCCAATCGTAGGCACTTTCGCACTGCACAAATACGGCTTAGAACTAAAACCCTCGAATTTACAAATCAATCTATATCCCGCGTTGTTTAGTTTCATTTTGCAAATGCTTTAAATAGTAACGTTACGAGCGCAGCGGTAAACGCTACGGCGATGACTTTGGCTTGTTTGATGTACACCTTAAGCTCGGCGTCGTTCTCCTCCAGGTCAATCACTCTTGTATCTATGTCCGATATTTTCCAAACAAGGCCACGAAATCCGTTGAGATCGTTCCCGAGTAGGGCCTGCTTAATCTCTTTGATGTCAGCCGAGCGAATCTCGGAATCTTTTTTAATTTCTTTGATGTGTTGCTCTATTCGGTCGAGGCGTTCGCTTTCAATGCTCATGAGTTCAATTTGTTTGGCTGCGAAAGGTACAATTTAATACCTCCCAAAGTAATAACTAAAATTTTAAGGATTGTTCCAAAATAATCTGGCAATCCAAATTGCGATATCAGTTCCACCAACAAGTGAGTCGTTTGGTCAAGTATACCCAAAACGATTAAAATAATCGGCAGTAAATGCTCCTTAATTTGCTTCATCTTCCTGCAATTTAGCCGCTAATTTGTCAAGTATTTGCGACAAAGCAACAACGTCAGCCATTTGATAAACTCCCGCTTTTACTGCGATTTCAATCGCTTGCTTAAGTACGTTTAACTCTTCCATTTTTAGTATGTTAAAATAGTAATGTTTTTGTCTTTTGCTACGCAATTTTCAATCCACGTGTTATCCTCACCCCACGCTGCAAACTCCTCATCGGTTAAAGTGTAGTTCCAATTTGTACACATTAACCCTTCGTCGGTTAATAGTTCGTTGTAAGTGGTGCAAGTATTTGCATCGGTTGGAAAGTTAAGAATTAAAACTTTTAGCTGTGTAGCTTCGCCTGTAAAGGGGAAATCAATCGGTTGAATTTGTGCCATTATTATTTATTTATAGTGATATCCAAATTGTTCCGTTATATACGGATATTAAATTTAATGTTGTGTCATATACCATTAATCCCGCAGCGGGTGTAGCTATTGCGTTCTTTTGCGTGGTTGTCATTCTTGGTGGTAGGAAGCCCTTTGTGGTTGAGTCAGTTTGTAAAATAGCCGAAGCGTTTACTGAAGTTATACCGCCAATTCCAACACTTCCAACATTATCAAAAATAGTTGATAAAGTGCCTGTTGATAAAGAAGTTGCTCCCCCTGTTCTAATTTGAAAATAATTTGTACTTACGGCATAACCTAAAACACCTCTATTTGCTATTCCTCTTTGTGCAAATTGAACTATATTATCACCTGTTCCAAAAACATACATTAAACCACTTAAACTTGCTACTCCACCTGTTGAATTGATATTACCCGCTGTCAAAGGAACTGCATTTGCAACCGTTCCATTTGAAGATAATAAAAATCCATTTAAAGCATTAAGTCCCGTTGAATCACCACCAATAGATATCCTTCTTGCTACTACTCCTGAATAGAAAAAATCAATAATTGGGGTTGATGCATTTGCACCTGCATTTATATCAATATAATTATTTCCTCCAATTGTAAACCTACTTATTCCTTGAAATCTCGTCGTGCCGTTTACGTCTAATTTAAAGCCTGCGTCGGTTGCCGTTCCCACAAGTAAATTATTATTTGAAGACAAACGCATTCTTTCAAGTCCATTATTTTGAACCCAAGTAAAAAAGAATCCTCCACCTGTGCCGCTAACAAATCTTGTTTCTCCTGTACCTCCTAATCCTTGTAATCCTTGGTTCCAAAGCCCATTTCCAATTACATTTGCCCCTGCGTCAATTGTTCCCGCAACTGTTAATTTATACGCAGGAGTTGCCGTTCCAATTCCTAAACGATTATTCGTGTTATCCCAAAATAGTTGAGCATTTTTCTGCGCTATTGTCGTACCATTTGAAAATAAAACGCTGCCGCTTGTTAGTGCGGGAAGTGTAAATTTGCCGTTAAATGTTGTCCAATCAGTAGACGATAAAGCTCCACGATTTGCAGCCGAAGCCGTTGGTAGATTAAATGTGTGTGTACTTGTTGCCGAGCTTATACCAAAGTCCGTTCCGCTTGTTCCTGTTGCAAATGATTGTACTTGCGCAGTCAATCCGTTTAGCGCAGTTAATCCTGTCGAAAATGTTGTAATGACTTCGCAAAGGTGTCCGTTTTCAGTATGTAGTTTAATTGTACGGCCCGAATTGTTTACATATATTCTTACCGCCAACCTATCAGTTAAAGCTAACGTTGTTTGTGGCACAGGTAATGCGCTAAGATAAAGATGCGTTGCCGTTCCGTTTGTAATGCCTTCGGGATTAGCTGAGTTTGAAGCTATCAAAGATAAAGTCGTTCCGTCCCATTTGTATAACTCAAGGTAAAATGAAGGCGAACCGCCATTACTTGACGCGCTAAAATACGTTTCAAAATTCCAATTACCCGCAGGAATTTCTAATAAATTAGGAACGCCAGCGTCAGTTATAAATGATTGAATATATCCGTTAGAACTTATTGTAAAATCAGTACCAGCTCCTAATATCGGAGTTCTGTCCATCTCTCTAAATGCAACACCGCCAAAAGTGCCTTGCGAAACTGAGCCGTTTAAATAAAAAGTCAAAGACGACCCTCCACCTGTTGATGTAGGGAAGTTTGCAAGTGAGCCATCGCCTCGCACATATTGAGATACAAGGCCCGCACCTGTAACCTCTAAAGTACCTGCGCTTGTAATTGGGCTATTTGCTACGCTAAACGCTGAGGGCATTGTCAAACCAACCGAAGTGACTCCCGCATCAGGAATAGTAGGCTTGTTTAAAATTTGATTATTGCCGCTGGTTGCGTTCCAGTCCGAAGGTTGAGCGACAAGGGGATTGCCCGCTCCTAAATTTGTCCAGTAAGTCGTTGACGTTGGAAGTATCGAGTCATTGTTTGCAATACATCGGTAAACGTTTCCTAAATACCAAACCACGTCGCCAATCACATAAGCGTTATTGGTTGCGGTTAAATGGTCGGTTGTAAATGGTAAAGCAACAAGTAAACTCGCTGGCACATCGGCCGCAGTTATAAATGGATTAATACCATCGCTTCCGTCGTTCGTGAGGTCGCTTGTTAAAGTCGGAATGCTCGGCTTGTTTTTTATATAGTCGGGAGCTTGGTTGTCCGTTTGTGTCCAATCCGATTGCACTTGCTCTCCAATAATTCGGTTGATATTTACAACGTAGTTATTTGGATTGGCTACGATGTCAACTACGTCAACCGAAGCTTGCACGTTGATGTCGATTGTCTCAACTACAACGGCTGCATTTACGACGATGTCGTTGATTGTGTCTTGTACTATTATATTTACATTGTCAGCCATGCTTATCGTGTGATGTCGTCGGTTACTGTAAAGAGTCCACTGATCCAAGTGTCAACCTCGCCACTATCTTGAGTGATTTGAATATCGTATTTGTAGGTGCAAGCCTGTATGTCGATTATTTGCTCATCGATACAAAACTCGCCATTGGTAGCGTCAAAAATAGTGATTGGCACCTCAAGTGCAACCACTCCGCCCGCCTCTTTTCTAAGCTGCATTCTAACATCGCCACCAGTTAGGTTCAGAGGTGCCTCGTTAACGTTTATTTGGAAGTCCGTTTGTTTGAACGTGTCCCCTCTTTTGGTCGTGAAATTTAATGTCGATGCCATTTTTTAAAAATAGTTTTAATTTTTTGATGTTTTCCTCAGTTCGTTTGTCTACTTTTCTCATATTTAGTATGGTCGATCAAGCCACCATTTGCCACAAATTAAACGTGAACGCAAAGGGTTGACGATATTATTGGAATTGCTTACATACTCAGGTAAATGGAATTTATTAAGCCAGCGCAACATGCGGTCTTGATACATTTCGCTTTTTAATCGCATATTATTTACCAAATAGTCCACCTCAGTTTTATCAATCGCCACCGAGTTGTCGGGTTGCGACTTAAATATACCGTTGTTGTTTACTTTATACGCTCCAATTAGGAGGTATTCTACCGCGCTTGCAGCGATTAAAAAAGGTTTGATGTAATCTTCGTACAAAATTAAGTAATCGTCGATTAAATCGTCGTTATCAAAGTCATCGCAAATTTTATTATATAATGTCTCGCCTAAAATCTCTTCGAGCCTTGTCCTTTGGGCATCGGCTATGCAGGGTATATATAAATCTACGTCCAAATTTCCCCCAAGTAGGGTGTTTTTAGTGAGTTCGTTTTCTTTAAGTAGTATAATAGTTGCCATAAATTACATGTCGTGAGGCGCGATGTACGCTTTAGGGTTATTTGTTGGTAGGATTTCGCCTGCTTTTCTCGCTTGCGCTGGTGTAATTGTCTCCGCAAGTGGGTTGTTTACATCCGCTCTTTTACGATACGTTTCTCTAACCCAAAAATGTTTGCAAGTTCCAAAAGGGAAAGCCTCACTTTGTAAGCCTCCGCCTTTCCAAAGGAAGATATCATAAGGTTGATTCGGATTAGGGTGCATTCCAAAGCCAGGGTTTACGTTTCTTTGGCTCATCATTTCAATGTCCTCTTTACGATATACCTTATTGGCTTTCATCATTGCTTTACAAAATGCACGCTCTGGCGATGGATTTCCGCTATAACGGTACCGACTTTTAAAAAGCGCGCCATCTTGATAACTTTTTGCGTTTGGTCTTGCAGTTCCTGTTGAAACTTTATCTAAAGCAACGCGCATTAATTGCGTACTTACTCCATTCATGCGATCAAGTTCAGCGTCAAGCTCGGCCTCTTTTTCATAGTCAACCGCTTCGGAACTTATAAGTTCCCATTCGTTTAAATCGATGTCCTCTCCTAAGTCATCAAAGCCTTGAGTTGACAATTGCGTAACCGCTGCGGCTGGAGCTTCAACAATTACTTGCTCCTCACTTCTTAAACTCTCAAATTGTAAGTCCAAAGTAATGCCGTTAACGGCAAAAATCTCCATCAAGCCATCAAGTATAATCTCTTGCTTTGGTCTAATTACGTTGATCATTAACTCCTCAAATCCAACTTTGATTTCCTCAGCGTTTGAGCTAAACCCGCTCGACTCTTTTACACCTACAAGCATTGGCGATGTAAGTTTGTGCGAGGTGCAAAGTTGTTGTCTTGCCTCAGCACTTAAATACTGGTATTGTTGATGCGCGTCGCTAACTTCCAAAGGTGCGATTGTAATCTCGGAGTCTTTGTTGTCGTTCCAATTCAAAAAGAATGCACCCGCGTTTTGTGATCCTGTTAAGTGGTTACGGATTTGGCGTGTATTCTCCTCAATTGTCTCCATTGACTCTTGCACGCCCGAGTTCATATTAATGATGTGGCCGAAGCTCAACCCTTTTTGAATGTGGTTGATTGAATAATTACTAATTTCGGACTCCATGCGCGCCCAAGAAATCCCCGACACGTACGAAGGGTTGCTATAATAGAACTGTCCCACTTGGTAATCGCGAATGATATAAATCTCGGAGCGTTCGCCCATTCCTTCGCCAAATCCAAATGCGTCAATGCGTTCGGGTTTATATTTGTTTACGTTTGCAAAATCGTAGCTATAATAATATCCTGTTATATCGCCCTCCTCGTTTGCAACTTCGGGAGCAATACGTTGTTTGGCTACGTGAAAACATCTTTGGATTTTTCCGTTTACATATTTGACCTCGATTGAAGCCTCGCCAAACATCTCGAAATCCTTGCATATTTTACGCAAATCTTTTTTAGAAACGAGCGAAATGATTGCTGCCCATTCGCTTGGCTTGCGTGCCTTGTCTTTTGAGGTCAATCCTTTACCATAAATGAACTGCGAATAACTGTCGATAATCGCCGAGTTTGTTGGCGATCCGTTATAGGCGTCAATAATGACTTGATAAAACGAGTTTTTGTCTCCATTTAATACCCACTTTTTACCCGACACCTCTTTAATTTCGGGGCGAATGTAGTTCGATAGGTTTATAATTTGTAATTTTTCCATAAAATTATACTTTTAAAACTCCTTTATTGAGTTCAAAATTCTCTAAGTCGGTTTGAGCCGTTGCGTACGCTTTGCCTCTATAAATTAATTCGTCATTTTCGTTGATTGTAACTTCAAACGATTGGCCTTCGGTCATGATTGGCACGCTAAAAACCAACACTAAAACATTGTTTTGGTAATATATGCCAGTTACGGCGATTTCGTGAGTAATGTCTCGCGTTTCGTCACGCAATAAAAACGTGATTTCGCCACTATTGTAGCCTCTTGGAATGCATCGGAATTGGTAAGGCGCAGTTAAATTGAATATCCACATACTATAATAACTAAAAAATAGTGTTTTGTAACAAAAAACGCCCCTTAAAGGAGCGTTTAATGACAAAACTATGAAAAGAATTAAGAAACAACTTGGTCAGAAACGAAAGTCATCAACGCCTCTTTTGCGGCAGTATTCAAAAATGGAGATAAGTTTGACTCCTCAGCAGCGATGGTCAAAGTGTAACCACTTAAATCACCACCTGCTCCTCCGCTTACTTTTGTGCAGTTTGACATTGTGCCATTAGTAGCACCAATCAACATGATATTTCCGTTATAATCTTCAACGAAAACTTGAGGGCGTCCAGCGCAAATCAATTGGATTTGAGCTTGCAAGTCAGCACCTAATTTCGGAAGCGTAACGGCCAAAGATTGGGCGTTTAAAAATGTTCCGTTGTCCTCTGAACTTGTACCAGTTTCGGTCAAGGCATTTGTTGTAGCCTTTACCTCGTATTTGAAAACCTCAGTAAGGTCTCCAAGGTCGGTCAATGTTTGAGCAGCAATAACATAACCGTAGTCCTCATAATTTGCAAAATACAAATTTTTGATTCCACCGCGTTGGTCTTTGCAACCCAATAATTTACCCTTTGTTATTAAACAGGCCATGTATTTTTTAGGTATTTAAAACCGCCCCACTTAAGAGGCGGTCTTTGTTATTATTATGCTTCGTAAGTCAAGTAAACAATTTCCTCAGCGTTGTAGTATCCAACACCAACGTTGTAAACTACCTTGCCGCGAACTTTACCAGTCAATAGACCGATTTCGTCTTCGTCTACCAAAGCAACTTGATTGTGATCAGCAGTCAAACCAGTAGCGAATACTAAGTTTTTACGCTCGTAGATAACAACTGTATTTGCAGGTAATCCATTTAATACGGTCATTGTGTGACGTCCGAAAGTTAAAGCGAAATCAGTGTTTCCGTTTCCGTATACAATACCTTGAGTTGACAAGTAGAAAGCGTAGTATTGAGCAACGTCAGGAGATACTGCGAAAATCAATTCTTTGTTTCTCAAAGCAATTGGCACGGCAGCCAAAGCTGGTTTCAAATACTTAGCCAAAACGTTTGCCTCAGTTACAACGGCGTCAGCAGTTGGCTTATTTACGTCAGAATCGTCAGCAAACAAAGTTAAGAAACCGTCAAAGTTTGTTGATGACTGCCAAATGTCAGTCTCCAATTTTTCTCCGATAGCACCCAAAACCTCAGCTTGGATAGCGTCCATAATATCAGAAGGAGATGTAGGGTTTGCAGCACCTGCACCCATAATTCCATCCGACCAAGTAGCACGGAAATCCTCTTTACAAACATCAAAATCATTTTTGAATTTGAAAGGCTCGATTAAGTTTTCGTTCAATACGATTGTCCCAGCTGGAGCAAATCCGCAAGTGTATGCAGTTGTTCCGTCAGTATAAGCGATTTTACGCAAAGACAATTTGTAGTTTACATTTTCAGCGATAGTTACCGCATTTTTTTCGATAGTGTCAATCGTTTTGAACGCTTGACCAATAATTACGCCCGCATCACGGCCAGCGTAGTTAGAACTTACAGTTGTAGTTGTAGGCATTAGTTTAAGTTTTTAAGATTATTTTGAATTTTTTGTGATCTCGTCATTTTGACGTTTGAGTTTAAAGTTTGAGCAACTTCGGGCTTTGCTTTTGTTGAAGCCTTAACCTCAACTTGAGAAGTTTTAACCTCAGCGATTTGTGAGCTTAACTCAGTTCTAACCGCTTCGATTTGTTTAGCAACTTCAACGCTCATTGATGTAACGATTGATTTTACTAACTCAGCGAATTGATTTTCGCTTGTCATTTCGATTGGAGCCTCTTCAACTTCAACCTCTTCAACTTCCATTTCTTTAATTTCGGCGATCATACCTTCTTCGGTAATTACCAAAACTCGTCCGTCTTCAAGCTCATGCTCTCCAATTGGAGCAGGAACTTTGTCTCCGTTTTCAGCTACAATAAACACAGGCACGCCAGCGTCAAATGATTCAGCCTCTAAAACGGTAACACCATCTTTAAGCATCATGGTAGCCATTGCGACTTCCACTTGCTTGGTCTCGTTCGATAACTTTACCGAAGCGAAACCGTCTTTTATCGCGTTAACGATTTCATTAATATTCATATATTCACTTTTTAAATTTACTTTTTCCATGTCAAAAACCCCATCAATTGAGAAGCCTTTGACTTTACCTGTCTTAACGTAGTCATTCCAAATCTCGTCGTTGTTCACTTTCATAGCGGCAAACCACGTTCCAACTGGCTCATTAAATCCGTAGTGTACCGACTTATCGTGTACCTCGTCTTCTTTTATCCACGTCTCAACAAATGTTACATCCTCGATTTGTGTACCCGAATGCTCAATCGTTGAGTTGTTCTGATATCCTTGACGACTGAAATTTTGTTGCACTTGCTTAATCGTTTCCGCAGGGAATACGATGTTAAACTCGTGTCCGTCTTGATTTCGATATATTGGTTGGTTTGGTATCAATACCGCGCCCAATAAAATGCGCTGCTCTTCGTTTATAGTTGCGAGTTGTATCTCTTTTTGTTGTGACAAAGTGATAAACTGCACCCCAATTGCAGGATCGGATACGAGTGAAACGGCATAAACGCCCTCGTTATCTTCCTCATTAAACATTACTTTGTAAGTGTCCATACCCTAATAACTGATTTTTAATTGTTTGTTATAAACTTTTTTTCGTTTTCAAGGTTTTAACCTTGAATATTCAACCCATAGATTGAAAAACTTAACCCTTTTTTCAACCTATAACCTTAAAATTTTATAGTTTTTTAAGGTTATAACCCTAAAATATTACCCTCCAAGTGTTGCGCTCGATATGATGTTGCGATCTAAGGATTGGGCCGTTGTCACATTATTAGCAACGACATACGCTTGCACGGGAGCTGCCTCTCTATTTCCGATAACGCCCGCCAATTGATTGACACCTGTTGAGCCAACGACGTTGAATTGAGGAGCGTTTGCGCCACCCGCGCCACTCATCGCGCTCATACTTGGAGCAGCTCCACCGCCGCCGCCTCCTGGGACTTTTACCGATATAATATCCTTAACGGCTTTGAAACCTGTTGCGGCAATAATTGCAACGTTCGCTATTTTTAAACCAATCTCAAACGGCGTGACTGTTTTGGTCGCAAGCTCCGCAGTAATACCTTGATAAGTATTTATGGTTGCTGCTGCAATTGCCATCGCTTTACCCGCTGCGGTATTTTTACCCAATAGGTCAGCTCCTTGACTTAATACGCTTGCAGTTTTTGCGAAAATAGCTTGTTTTGCTGCCGCCTCTTTTTCAGCTAATTGGATATTAGCTTTTGCAAGCTCCTCATCTTTTACTTTTTGCTCTTCTCTAATTTTATCCTCCTCGCTTGCATATTTTTGCATTACACCTGTTCGCTCAAGGGCAAATGCGTCGGTCAAAGTTGTAGTGTCTTGACCTAATTTTGTAGCGAGTGCGATTTGGTCTTGATATTTTTTATCAATTGCAGCAAGTTCAATTTCCTCCCTTGTCATTGTGGACTCGGCAATTAATTGATTTGCGTCTTGATTTGCTTTGTACAAATTGTCAAAATCCTCTTGTATTTTTTCGACTTTTTTCTTTTGCAATTCCGCTAACTCCTCAGCCTCTTTTTGTCTTGCTGCATATTGCTCCTCGGCTAATTTTTTATTGATTGCCGCTTGAGCGTCGCTCAATTGTTTGCCGTGAGAAGCTCTTAAAACGCGCTCGTCTTGCAAGGCTTGGTCAAGTTTCTCTTGATCGTCTTTGTATAGCTTTTGCTTATTTTTTAGATTATCAAGTTCTAAGGAGTAAGTGTCTTTGCCACTTGCTTTTAAAACTGCTATTCGGTTTTCGTTGTCTTTTACCAATTTAGCCAATTGCTCGGCTGCCGCTTCGTCTCTTTGATTTTGACGTTCTTTGGCTGCGCCTGCCTCGTAGTTTCCAACGACATCAAAGCCTTTTTTAATCTCCTCGATTGCGCCTTTAAAATCGCCTGCAATCAATTGGCCTAACGCTTTGAATGGCATTAAAATGTAGTTTTTAATTACATTACCAGCCCCGAATGCGTACTCCTTTAATTTGTTGAAAACATTACCCACGTTATTAAGCGCAGGGAACGCCTCTTTTGCAGCCGATACAATATCCTCCCAATTTGCTGCAATAGTTCCCAAAGCAACCACAAGTAAACCAATACCAGTTGCACCGATTCCCGCTTTGATTCCTTTAAGCGCGTCAACTGCAACGGCCTTAAGTTGTTTGAATGAGTCGCGGCTTTCGCCTAACGCTTGCAATCCTTGCGATAAAGCCATCGCGCTTTGGACTTTTAAAAGTGACTCCTCTAAGTTTTTATTTTCAACACCCGCTAAATTGAGCGCACCTTGATACGCTGAAAACCCAGCAGCAACACCCGACAAAGACGAGGTCAAAGCCTTAAATTTAGCGTCGGGATTGAACGCGTCAGTCAACGCCTTTGCGTCTCCGATTCGGTCTTTAAGTTCTCCCGCTCTTTTTGCAGCGTTAACCGCTTCGGCTGACGTTGCTCCAAATTTATCAGACAACGCAGCAACCTCTTGTTGCGCTGCTCTAAGTTGTGAGCGTAAAGAGCCAACCGCCTCGTTGACGTTGCCTTGTACTTTTATATCAATAACCTTTTCTATTGCCATTTGATTGCCTTTTTAAATAGTTGTAAATAGTTGCGCGTGTATTCGTATCGCCCCTTGGCAATAGATATCGTCTCGTTGTTCTCGTATTGCTCCGCGATTTGGAGCATTTGTAGTATGTGATTAAGCATATTGTAGTACTGGTAAGGTTATTATTGTTGAAACGCCTCCTTTAAAATATTCTAAAAATACCGCGTCAAGCCTATCCGCTGCCGTTGCATTTGCAGGAATAGTCACATCGAGCAAAATATCGGTATCGTTGTCAGTCGAAAGCGTATAGCTCAAAAAGTCGCTTGACAATTTTACGTCGAAAGTGTCGTAATTATTGCGGTAAATTATGTATTGCACCTCTTGAGCCGTGTTATCTACTTGCAAAGTTTGGAGGTTTGAATACCGTAAATAAGTTGTATTTTGAGATGCGTCTCTAAAATCGTTGATTAACTCCAAATTTACCTCTCCGCTTGTGAGGTCGGTTGTCATAGTATTTATAATATATCGTTTATTAGAAACTATTACCCTATCATTTAATTTTAAAGATGAAAGCAAATAAGGATTAAATAAACCTTTTGCTTTTAATACTCTTGTACGTTGATTATATAAGTTATTTATGTATTGACTATAAAACTGTTGATATAATCCATTAGGTGCAAATGACAAATTCCAAACTGAATTTTCAACCCCCCAATTTAAAGTTTGTAAATAATTTAAATCAGTTGCAGCAAGTTGTATTTCATTTGAAAATCTTCGGTATTTATTTGAAAGAATATTTGCACCACTTGAATTTTTAAAGTAAATTCTATTTGTAGTAGCACCTT